GACACATCTACAGTCATCACATATACTCTATCCTGCCTTGGTTCTTGATATACCCTGAGTCCTTCTTCGTTTTTATATAAAGGATTTTTGTAAACTAAAGATTTAAGTTTATGGGTTGATATTAAAGTATTCGAAGATCCAATGAAGTCACACTCAAACTCAGTAAGGAACTGATCCTCACTTGTGTTCTTGATAGTCTCTTCTTTCCACTTTTCATCACGACCGGGAACTTGTGACCAATGGACTTCTATAGGAACATAACTATTTCTCTTTTCAACTGCATCCGACCAGAATCTGTAAAACATGTTTAGACCCTTTGGGGTCGAAACTACCAGAACCTTTGTTGACTGACCAGATGAAATCGTCGGGTATACAGAACTAAAGAACTCTTCCGCAACACCTTCTGGGATGTATGCAAATTCGTCCAAGAAGATCATGTTGAAAGAACCACCACGGATCGCGGACGATGAAGTTGCTGAAGCCAGGATCTTAGATCCGTTCTCTAGTTCAATTGATCCCTTGTTCCACTCAACTATACCCTGCTGCATCCATTTCGGTAAATACTCGTATGCCAGTTTAAGTCGGTATAAAAGTTCTCTTGCCGTTGCCAACTTGTTGGCAAGAATAGCAACTGAAACACTCTGGTTAAACAACACATAGTGTAGTAAGTATGAGATAACTGTAGTTGACTTCCCACTTTGTCTGGGAAGTTTAGCAATCACGAATCTATTGTTGTGTACCTTCTCGACTATATCTTCTTGGAAATCATACAGTTCAAATGGAACAAGACCTTTATCGAGACTCACAATCTTGACATAGTTCTTGATGAAATAAATTGGATCCTCGGCACACTTTTTGAACTCCTTCACATTTTCTTCTGTGAATGGGACTTCAACTCCAGCCGCTTTTAGATTACTGTTCCCGAGGTAACTGTCTGTTCTTGCTGACATTCTCTACTCGCTTTGGATTAATAATATCAAGTAAATCGGAACTAGACCCAACATAAATCGCGTTGGTTTGGTTGTTGGTAACACTGTTTGGTCCGTTATTTTCTATCTCTTTCATCTTCCTGTGCATGTCAAGAAGGTCTTTATTTGCCTCTGCCACTGTCTTGAGCATGGTAGCCGCAACTTCATATGCTCTGGGGTGTTCACTTTCTTCTGCCACTTTCAAAATACCATTGACCGCATCAAACCCACGGTCTATCAGTTCTCTTAGGTTTTTTCTCACCGAGTCGTAGTCTTTATTGACATCATCTTTGTTTACTGTGATCTCTTTCACCTTAGACTTTAGGATGTCTTTGGACTCTTCTGCTTCCATGATTTCTATCTCAAGTGCTTCTGCTATCTTTTCATTTGATGATTTTTTATTTTTCATATTGTATTACCCAATAAATCTATTCCCGGTCCTGCTGTTGATCCAGTTACACCAGAAACATAAACATTCTTATAATAATCTAAAGTCAATCCCTCTATTAAGAAGTTTTCTATGTCTGCACTAGAACCACTCACACCAACATCAACTCTAGACAATGCACCAGTAAGTCCTTCGTAAGTTGAACCGGGTATTCCATAAACAATCTCTGCATCTTGGAAAATAACACTTTCTGTTCTGAGTATTGTTGTGGATGTTTTTGTTGGTCCAAACATATAAAGTTTGGCTGTAAAATTCATTGACGCAGTTAAGAGTCTTGTGGTATCAAATGATCCCTCGTAATCTTCCTCTATGGAAACAGAATTTAATGTGATCGGAACATCTGTTTTCATATTCAATTCATTGAAGTTTATTGATACAGAAAATTCTGGTGTAAAATACGGAGTGATTTGTTCTATGATTTGAAGCAAATCATCCATGTTTCTTGTGAATACACTCAAGTTAAAAGAAACATCATATGGAACTTCTGCATACATGTAAGAATTTGCAGATTGGGATGTCTGAGACCTGTTAAACTTTTTGCTGAGTGTAGTTCTTTTTCTGGTTGGATCATATGAGATATCTGTGAGTTCAAACCCCATTCGTGGTAGAGTTATTTCTACTTTTGTGCCATCGCTGATAGAACTCGCCGAGTTAATTCTTTGAATGAACTTTTCCTTCGCACCATAGGACAAAGGTACTCTAATATATTCTGTGATGTTATCATTTGAATCTCTTTTTGAGATTATGACATTATTGAACAATGAACCGAAAGCAACTACGGTTGATCGTAAAGACTTGTTGTAAAAGTATCCGAACATTAGGAGTAGTTACCCTCCGAGAATGGATCGACTTCAGAAAAGTCGAATATATTGTTTTTGTCTGCTTGGAATTCTATTTCTTCGTTCTCACCAGAAACATTTCCTCCGGTTCCACTGACAGGTTCTTGAACTATTACGGTGTCTCCTGTTGTGGATGAAGTTAGTGTGTAATCTGTACCAGAAGAAAGTCCTATCACAGAAGATCCGTTTGTAAATGAACCAGCGGAGAAAGAAACGGATAGTATCTTTGGACTTGATTCTGATCCAGACCAATCTACGATTGTAGCCGTTCCACCTGCGGATTGATAAACTGTTTCTCCGACATAATAATCTGTCGTTGATCCATTGTTTGATCCCAAGGTAAGAAGAGTGACATATTGCTGCCTGTTGCTCTCCACACTGTCGATAACAGAATCGCCGGTACTGAAAGATTCTTGATTGTATTTGAATAGTTCACACGAAAGTTTATAGGTGTACAGTTTTCCCAACTGATAAAATGGGTTTTCATGTTCCACGAACTTTACTTCGAATAGTCCACCAGAAAGAGGAAAATAAATAACGTCCCCCTCTCTTGGTCGTGTGATGGATGTATCTGCCCTACCAACGATCATATCAAATCTCTTTTTGGCCACTACCAAGTTTATAGAATCTCTTATTTGCAAACCAAACCGAGACATGAAATCGCCTTCACCCTCGAATCCATCTACAGATTCAATGTACATTTCTATTGAATATGTTTTGGTAAATTCTGCTAATAAATCTTCACCAAAAACATCGTCTCGATTTAAAAACTCTCTCGGTATGTAAACCATATCTTGACCGTACATCTTGATAGATTCTACGGTCAAGTCTTCTATGAGTCTTTGCTCAGATCCTATGTTTGTTCTGAAGTAACTATTCTTTGCCATTTTATCCTACCATGAAATCTGGTGGTAGTTCGTATTTGAGTTGAACTTCCTCTTCGATTTGTCTGATTTCTTCGACTGCCTGAGAATACAAGTCAGCACCATTATATTGCAGACCGCCTGGCAATTGAATATTTTGGAATTTTGATAGGTTTTCTCCCCACTGTCTTTTGATGAGTGCGGTGACATATCGTTTGAGTAATCTATCATTATAAATCTCTGGGTAGGTTTGTGGATTTAAAACTGTATATGCTTCGATCACAAGAACATCACCGGCTTCAAAAGTTTCTGACCAGTTAGTGTCTATCTTGAGTTTGTTTGTTACTCGACTAAATCGAAGTGCCTTTTCTGGATCCAAAATTTGTTGAATCATAGAAAGGTGTCTTTGTGTCTGATCGTAGTACGAAATATTACCAAGACCTGTTCTTAGTCCATAAAAATCATTTAGTGCTATTTGGTAACGAACATCAAATATGTTTGTTGAACTTGTTGAAGTGTCAAATATTTGAACTATTGAAATGATAGATGGATCAATTCCGTTCGTATTAATGTAATTATTAGTAATGTCTTCTTCTGTTATAGTATATTTGTAGTATTCTTTTTCTACACCATCAAAATGGTATTCGGCAAAAAACTGAAGAGCATCGTCAACACGATCTTCTACTTGTTCGTCGTCAACATTAATCTCAATGACTGGTTGTCCAAGTCTACGAAGAGAATAGTCTTTGAGTTGTTGTCTTGTCGCTGGTGTTGCCATATGAACATTCCTTTCTATTCATATGTAGGCCAGTGATTCAGGGGACCATGACTGATGGTATTTTTATTGTTTTCGACTTTATCTTTTGGTTTATGATCTTGATTTCTTCTATCTTATCAAACAAATTATCAAATTCTGGAACAACTGAGTTCAAACTTTTAACTCCATCCCTTGATGCGATATAATGCTTAACTCCACTCTTATAAATTCTTTTTGTAAAAGATTTTGGGACCATTATATTTCGTTCAAAAAGCAAAACAGTTTTTAGATCAAATACAGAATCGTTTATGGTGACTGATTCATCACCAAGATCAACAATAATATAATTTTCATTCATTATGTGGACCAATCTGGTAATAAGTCAAATTTAGTATAAACTCTTGGTTTTGTGTAGATGGTTTCGTTGTAAGTTCCCATTACATTTCCTATTGTTGTTGCACCATCGACTGTATTTGCCAAACTGATAAGTTGATCTCTGGTTCCCTTTACATTCTCAAGATGGGTAGTTAAGTCACCATACAAATTAACCATTTCTGATTGATTGAAGTGGAATGATTTGTCATTAGCATCAGAAACAGAATATGTGTTTCCGGTATTTCCAGTAGAACCAATAAGAATCGAATAAATTCCCTGAACGTATTGGTAATTGTCTTCATTGAATCTAAAAGAGAAAGAATCACCAGCATGACCACT